CTCGTCCACCTCGTTGGTGCTTGTCTCTTCCACCTCATTGGCACCTGTCTCTTCCATCTCGTTGGCATCTACCTCGTCCACCTCGTTGGTGCTTGTCTCTTCCATCTCGTTGGTGCTTGTCTCTTCCACCTCATTGGCACCTGTCTCTTCCATCTCGTTGGCATCTACCTCGTCCACCTCGTTGGCATCCACCTCGTTGGCATCCACCTCGTTGGCGACTGTCTCTTCGGTATCGTCTGTCTCATCGGCACCAGTCTCTTCAGCCTCATTGACATATGTGTCGCCCGGTAGCGTGTGAACGACAGAAGCAAACAACAAGTTCCATACATTTCCAAATGCCATTTCACGTGTCTCTTAAAATGTGTCTCTTCAAATGTGGCTCTTCAAAAAACACATTTGATTTGTATTGATATTAGAAAAATAAAAAATGATTGTGATTATATTGTTAAATAACAATGCTGTCGGAAAAAGCAAAACATTTCGAAAATCTTTACAATGATTGGTTTGAGAACAAAAATGAGAACACAAAATATATCATAGATAATTATTTTGATGACATCAAATTCATATTCGAATGTAACACAGTTGATTTTCATAAATATAACAAAAAAGTGAAAATAGGCGCAATAATTGCATTTGATCAACTTCCTGGTAAATTGGCTGAACTGTACGAAATAAATAATAATGCTTATAAAAAAATATATTCAAAACTTGCAGCAGAGATATCATCTACATTTATTTATAAAAACTTCGAAAAAAACGATGACGTAAATATTCGTGAATGGTATTACATTTTAATGCCATTTGTTAACATCAATGATAAACAAAATATACAAATATCTCTTGATATTATAAGATTGATGTATCAAAATCCATATATTTCAAGAAATGACAAAGATTTATGTGAAAAATTTATATCACTTTGTCATACAAAAATAAAAACAAGTAATATTTGATAAGGGTGGAAAAAATGATTATTTTCAACATTTTTATAATATCGTTATTTAGCAAATAGTATTATAAAAATTATTTTGTTTGGAAAAATATGAAAGATGTTTTAGTATCTACTGATATTATTGATGGATATTCAAAATTTGTCGATCAAATCATGAAGTCAAATGCTTTATCAAATTCTGATAATCAAAAAGATTATATATATTCATTTTATAATAATCCACAATCGAAAGATGATAAACGATCCAATGATGATAAACAATTGAAAGACGCTCAAGAGTTCAAAACAATATATTGCTTGGGGTTTGTTAAACTTCCTTGGTTTCGCAGAAAAGAACTCACTGTATCTCAATCAATAAGCTCATTTCGAAATAAAGATTTGAGTTTATCAATGAGAATGAAAAAAGTTTTCATAAATTTAACTGATTAAATGTCGTGTTATTGAACCTATGTTTTTAATCGATCCATTAATTTCATAATATTTAATTTCAAATCATCTAAACTACCGTTATTATCTATTGTATAATCGGCCATCCATTGCTCTAAATTCATACTTTCTCTTGATTCAAATGGAAGATAATTGCTGCGATCTACCCAAATTGAATAGTCAAACACCTTATTTTTTTTCAATGCAAAGAATTCATTTTTGTTTCTTAAACCAGAGTATATATTATACATTTTTAATATCTCTCTACCAAGTCGTGAATCATCACTTTTATTATATTCACGTATAGCATTATACCATTCTGTTCTATGATTGAACCTGTCATTGTAACAATCGTTTTCGTCTTTATAATTGTATTTATCTTTAAGCAAATCGAAAATAAAATGTTTTGAACAAAATCTACTACTTGATTCAAAACTAAGATCATATTTTTCTTGTAAGAATTCACACACAGTATCTTTTCCATGTCTACCGTGACCAATAACAAGTAACTTCATTAAAATTGGTTAATGAATATATTCAATTGATACATAAAAAATGAGGAATATACTAAAAACAAAATTTTGGTTCGCACAAAAAAAATAAACTTAATACATAAGTTCATATCGATATCTATAATTAAAATGTTTCCAATCTACATTTCTAAGTACTATTTGATTCTGTTCTGGTAAATTATCAAAATAGTACCATTGTTTTTCTTTTGGATCCCAGCGTGCGCCAGATATCATTGCATATCTCTTGAATTCATATGGCACTTGTTCGCTGTTCAAATACTTTTTATTTGGTTTTTGTAAAGACATATAGTTTAATTTCATAACATTTCCAAGTGACACTTTTCCAGTATAATATAATTGTTTCTTTTCCTTATCCCATATTGCACCCAACTCTTGTGCTTTTTTTATATTGTATGGTTTAACCTCAAAATAAACTTTGTAATCTTGTAATTTTTGTAATCTTTCACCGAAAGGAATAGCGATACACCTTGTTCTACTTTCATTCAAACGTTCAAACATTCCACAATCTTTTTCAGTCAGTTTAGGTTTTTCTGGTATCACTGCCTTGCATCGACCTGTTTTATAGTTGCATCTTCTTTCCAAACCTGTCGTAGTCAAAAATTTGGAACAGTCTTCTTTACAAAGCTTCTTTTTCACTAATTTAGGCGACACTTTTGGAGATACTTTAGGTGACACTTTTGGAGATGCTTTAGGCGACACTTTAGGCGACACTTTTGGAGATACTTTAGGTGACACTTTTGGAGATGCTTTAGGTGACACTTTAGGTGACACTTTAGGCGACAAATAAGGACTGTCTTTACTGGTTATTTTTTTACATCTTCCAGTTTTTGTATTGCATTTCTTGCCAATTTCTTGACAATTTGTTTTACATTTCTTAACAATATTAATCATGTTATTTCTATATATTCAACATATTATTTTTCAGATCTCTTTTATATTGATTAAAAGAAAAATATTTATATATATATAGAATATGGATAGAAGTTTCACAGTGTCAAACTCGAGTATCAAAGAAAGTGGTGGAAGATATATATCTAAAACACCTTCCGCTGCTGCTAAAAAAGCCGCATCAAAACTTTTTGCAAAAAAAGATAAAGATGCAAAAAACAAAACAAATAGTGTTAAATTTGATTTAAGAGAGTCAACTCGTGGTTCTGATAAAAAAGTTTATACATATACTGCTGTTCGTGAAAAATTACCAAAACAAACAACACGTGTTATCAATGGTGTCGAAATCGTAAATAAATATAAAATCGTTCTTAAATAAACAATCGATAGTATCCTAAATGGTTAAAAAACGAATCAGAAATTACAAACCTTGTTTATTATTATATCGAAAATATACTTTCTTATTTTTGGAATATCGACAGTTTTGAAGTCATTATTTGTAGGAAATCTATCTAAAAACAGTAAATAAGCTATATTCATTAATGTAAATATTCCACAACTTGTAATATCAGTCCTTCCTTGTTTTGGAAGATTTTCTTGAGTATATATTGGTTCATATTCGATATTTGGATCATATCCTTGAAGTGTCCATAATATTTTAAGATTATCGAAAACATTTTCATTTACATGATGATAAGGATCTAATATATAAATTTTCTTTTCTTTTGGCACGAACATACTGAAAATCCAATGTTCATTATCAAGATTAACAGGTAAAATAATTTTCTTATTTTTTAAATTTCCCTTCAAAAGTTTGAGATAACCATCTTTAAAACCATGTAAATTATCATTGTTATCCATTGCAAGGACAAAATGATAATAAAGTTCAGAATTCAATATAATATAGGTTTTATTTGAAATTTGTTCCTGTATATAATTGATATACATATTTATGATTGCACTTGTGATAAGTTCCTTATTTTGCAATGATTCAAAATCTTCAATGTCTGCAAAGAAAGGTATTTCTTGCATTTTAGAAGATGATTCACATGATCTTTCATTATTCTGTTTTAATTTTTGAATATTTTTTCTATGAATAACATTTATATCAGGTATTTTCCAAAAATCCATATTTACATTACGTTGAGTGTTTGTAGACATTTTCTATAATTTTACAACAAAATAATTAGGTAAATTTAATTTAATCTTTTATTTTGGATCAAGAGTGTAAAAATATACATTTTTGATGAAAAAATGAATAAAATATTTTGAAGTTTGATATCAAAAATGAACACCAATACTGTATTGTTATATAGTATTCCTTCAGAAATTGTAATATATAATATTATACCCAATATTGGTATAGAAGGTATCGTGAAGTTTTCAAAAGTAACCAAAATATTTCACAAACATAGAAATAAAATATATTCCTATTTCATAATAAATGATCGTTTTCTGAATCGTTATATTAAGTTCTTTCATATAAATCTTATACGCACAATATCAGAGAGCTCGTTTTCATACAATCATTTTGATGAAATATATGATTTTATCAAATATGGAGGGAAAAATAAATTTAAAAATAAATTTGAAATTGCAGCTAAAAAAGAACAAAATCATATCAATAATACATTCATTATATTTAAATTATTGAAGTGTTCCGTTGATAGCCAAATTTCTAAAAAAGAAGTTAATCGAATTAAAAGCACAAAAAATACAATCTTTTGCAACATGTTATCATATTTTGAATCAATGTATTTTTCCAGAAACACAAGTAATCATTCATATACTTCCTTCTTGAAAAATGAAAATACTTTTTGGGAAAGATCAAATATAAATCTTTACAACATTTGCGAGAATATAAATCTTATGTATAATGAAAAGAATTCCGATATTTTCGAAAATAATTTGCTAAATTTTAACAACGCTATTGTAAGTAATAACGGATATAACATCATGTCAACGTCTATTCTCATAGAAAATATATTTAACGATGATTCGTGTCCTATCAAAGTTTCTATATTTGCATACTACACCATATTCAAATATTTGAATTACATGTTTCATTCTAAACTTGAAAAAGGTTTCATAAACAATACAAAATTTACGAATTCCTCCATCAAAACTCTTGAAGGTTACGAACAAAGTTTTCATTCAATTTATAAACATTTTGTTTCTGTATCCTTTCAAAAAAACATTTTACAAGAGATATCATTATATAAACAAAATATTGAAAATAAAATTTAGAATAATCAAATCAAAATACATAAATAAAAAAAAGGCAATATCATACCTTTTTTTATTTATGTATTATCCATATGCAACAAAGTTTTTTATTGATAAATATCAATTAATTCTGTTCCTTCGTCAATAATTGTTTCATTCTTATTGGATGCAAAGTAAGCAATACATTCATCTCGTGTTGGAAGTGCCCCGATTACAAGACTGTTATCATAGTCACTTTTTGTAATACAACCGATAATATCACATCGCTTCAATCCTTTGACAAGAGGTAATGTCAAAGTAAGATTGATACCACCGTACAACATTGTAAGTGTATAATTGACAATTTCTAACGGGTTATCTCCTTCAAAATGTACTGAAACACGATGTAAGGCATGTACCCACGAATTGTCTTCTTCTCCGTTATTGCCATTTTCTTCCGTATTCATCGCATTTGCAAGCCTTTGTCTGAACACTTCCCTCGGTTCTTGATCTGGAGAATTAAATGTTTCTGGAATGTCACAATAAAATATTGTGTCCATAACAATCGCATTATTGAACTCCCTATTTTCAATCGCAGTAATAATTGCCTGTTTTCTCCTTCTTGTGGAATCAGGGCCTCTTGCTTGTGGAGACATTACTGGTCGTCCTCTGCGTCCACTAGCAGGACTTTGATCTGCAATATTCAGATTTGCCACGTCTGGGAGAGGAACATGAATTGAATCTGGTATCCATCTCTGCTTACAATCGTTACAAAGACAATGCCCGCATGGTAAAAATACATACACATGCGTTTCATCTTCTGTCATGCATACAGGACATCTAAACACGTCTGGAAATATTCTCAAGGTATTGGTGGGAACATTGCGACATGTTGGACATCCTCTTTCTTGATTGGAAAGATGAAATCCATCGTCGTTATCCTCTCCATATTCTCCTTCTTCAGATTCTGATATATCACGAACAATTTCAGGAGATCGTGTAGATCTTTCAGGATTTCTCCGTAGAGGCATGACGTGTTTTCCCTGACGAGATTTTTAGAAGAGACCTTTAGACAGTTTTATACGAGACTAAAAATATTTTTTCAGTTTTTATTACGTTTCCAATGAAAATTTAGAAAATGTAATGACAGTTTATGAATATTCTGACAATATATATTCCATGTTAAGGAATTTATCGACATCACCATTTTGTTTTTGGATTTTATTTTCCTGATTCATATTTTGTTTATTGGTTTTATTTTGCAAATTAATCATTTCATCACTCTTACATGTAAAGCAATACTCCTTTTTTCCACCAAGCAATCCAAATGTAGGATATATTTTATTACATTTTATACACATTGGTGTCTTTAAATTTATCATCCCGTCTATTTTGCAATCTCTGCAATATATTCGTTTTCTATCTGCAAAACCAAAGTAAGGTCTCTTGATTTTGCATTTAATACACATAGGATGTTTTAAATCTATCATATTATAACTTTTACAATCTTTACAGTATTTTGGTATTTGCCCTGGTAGTCCAAATATTGGATATTTCTTGAGACAACTTTTGCATTTAGGACTACATAAATTTATCATATCGTGCGATTTACAACCAGCACAATATCTTGGTTTGTCACCAGATAATCCATAGTTCGGTTGTTTTTTAAGACATACAATGCATTTTAAAGTCATGAGTATTATCATCAATAAAAATATTTGATTACATCATTTTTTCAAAATTCAAACAAAAAATGATATAGTTAAATAATATTTCAATAAATTGAAATGAACAAAATATGGAAAAAATATTTAAATATTTTAAAAAACAAAAATGTTCATTTTGTAAAAAAACAAAATCAAAGTTATATGACATTCCTGTTTATAGCGACATCCATTCAATCGTTTGTAATATGACATTTGAGTCATATCTTACTTGTGGAAAATGTCTACGTAACCTCTTGGAAAAACATATCCTTGTCATATCATTAAAATGTTTGATAAAACAATCTGTTATAAGTGACATAAATAAGGACCTTTCTGTAAGTTCTCATAATAAAATGAATCAGTTACAAGAAATCCTCCGGAAAGAAACCGAGTTTCATAATTATACAAATTATCTTTTCGAAGAGGACGATCGAGTAATTAAAACTGTTATTA